GTCTGCACTTTCTGTTGTATTGTTAATTCTAAATGTAGGCGAATCTAGTGCCGCATCTCCTCCTGAATTACCTGATGCAATTTCTAAAATGGTGGAAGGACTGCTCGTACCAATACCAACGTTCCCGGAATCAACGGTGACTGCATCACCTAGCTCTGATAATTCTTTTGCTTTACTCATATTAGTTACCCTCTAAATTAACAAGCCATTAATACGCAAGGCACTAGATAACTTCCATCATCGTATGTATGTGATACATGAGTTGATGTTACCTTTGCGATTGTCTTGGCTCTTATTATATCATCGTCTTGTGGCTTGGCTGTGCCATCACCTGCTGACATCAGCAAGTCACCTTGTGCTACTGTTATGCCTTGTGCAATTCTAATGACCATATCACCAGTCATGGCTACATTCATATCAGCAGTATAAACTTCATCATCTTCATCCCAGTTGACAAAGACACCTGCTACGTTGACATCACCCTCTACTGAGGATACTGCCATGCAGTTAAGTTGTTCATTATCTTCTGTGACTCCATCCGTTGTCCATTCTGCCATTTGATTCAGGTTAGTCATTACTGTACCTTTAACAATGGTTTCATCTTTAGTGTTGTCAGATAGTTGTGACCAGCGAGATAAATGACCGCCATTGTAAGAGACGGTAGTACCAGAAACAGAAATTGTTCCTTCTTCTGAACCCGCTTGTCGCAGGGAGACAATAGTTCCGTCATTTGTGTTTCTATTAAAGACGGCAGCTGAAGAACCAGATACAGCCGTATGAATCGTCCCGTTAGAATTAATAACGCACCCGAATCGGTTATACCAAAAGCCGACATCTAGCTGAGTCGTCCCCACCAACAAGTTACCTGATGAGTCTATTCTCATGGCTTCGCTGAAACTTATTGTATTACCAGCAGTACCACTAGGCGCATAGCTAAATATCATTGCATTATCGTAAGAGCTTAGATTAATTGTGTATGCTTCTTGACCAGTAGTTATATATTTTCCACTTGTTCCATCATGGTAATAGTTATGAGAAAGAAGGGTTACAATATCGGTATAATTTGAAAGGCTACCATTACCTACTTGCACAACATCCTGAGAGGACCTCCATGCTGCTGGTGTAACTCCAATACCTACGCTGCCTGATGAGTCGATGCGCATGGCTTCTGAGCCATTTGTAGATAGAATTAAACTCTGAGCTGAATAGTCAAATTCAATAACATCAGTAGAGTTATAACGAAGTCTGAAATCATTAGCCCTTGTAGCGTGAGTAGAGCCATAAAAGAAAGCATTAGCCCCAACATTACTAGCATTTCCACCACTAATACCCAATGACTGGCTATTTATTGCTTGGTATATAGAAAAGAAAGTTGAGCTATCGCCTAACGTTAATGTTTCACCTTCTATCGTTACATCACCTGCTACATCTACGTTCTGGCTGGAATCAATCGTAATCGCTGTGCTGGTTGCGTTATCGTCTATACCTACAGAAGTAAATGCACCATTAACGGTAGCTGCATTACTAAAGGTTACATTGCCTGTAAAGGTTCCACCTGTTGAAGCAGGAACCATGTCAGCAGTTGTAAAGGATTTAAAGGCATAGATATTTACCTCGTCATTTAAGACTGCACCTGTTGCTAATACCACACTGGTACCACTGGTAGCGGTATAATCTGTGCCATCCTCTAAGACAACACCGTTGACAGTAACCATTAAGTTACCGACAGAATAAGATAAGCTAGCAGCATTGTCATCAGATCCACTGAAAGTTGTTTGGCCTGATGTTGCTGTATAGTTATAAGTTAAGAATGAGACACTGCCTGCACTTGAAGCAGGAATCCAGTTAGCCCCATCATAGACACGCATTTCATTAGCGGTACTATTAAAATATAAAGCACCTGCTACCAGGGGATCGCCATCATTATCTACTGTAGGATCACTGGCTTTAGTTCCCAGGTACCTATCATCAAAGTAATCATAACTAGCAGCAGCACTTGCAGCACTAGCGGCTGCTGATGTTGCTGAGTTAGCGGATGCAGTAGCACTGTTAGCTGAGTTAGTCGCTGAAGTAGCAGCATTACTCTCAGATGTTGCAGCATTGCTTGCACTTGTGGCAGCAGCACTTGCACTGTTAGCAGCATTGGTCTCACTGGTTGACGCATTACCTGCTGAAGTTCCAGCATTAGTCGCTGAAGTAGCGGCTGAAGATGCGCTTGTTGCTGCACTGGTTGCACTGGTACTGGCTGATGATGCACTTGAAGCAGCGTTTGTTTCGCTTGTAGAAGCATTGCTTGCTGAAGTAGCAGCATTAGTAGCCGATGTGGCAGCGTTAGAAGCCTGGGTAGCTGCTGATGTAGCAGAATTACTTGCGTTGGTTTCAGATGTAGCAGCATTAGAAGCACTGGTACTAGCAGCACTGGCTGAATTACTTGCATTGGTTGCGCTTGTTGCAGCGTTAGATGCTGATGTAGAAGCGGCACTGGCACTTGAAGCGGCAGCAGAAGCAGAACTTGCTGCATTAGATGCAGATGTAGCTGCACTCTCAGCGTCCACCACAAGGTCATAATAAGCCGAATTTGCGTTACTGCTTAGTGGGGTACTACCACTACTGGTATGTGCGGTATTTACCCTATATACGTTCTCATTAGAGCCATCCTTAACAAGGTCTCTAACTGTATAAGTTGTACCTGATACCCAATCACCTCTCCAGTTACCAATATCTTCACCCACTACCGGGTTACCACTGCTGTCAAATGCTAGGGTTTTACCTGCTCGGCTTGATTTTAAGGGTAGGGTTAAGTCTCCATCCTCGTCAGCAATGTTAAGTTTCATGGCCCGATCAAATCTTTCATCAAGCTGTTGCACCATGATTACATTACTATCTAATTGTTCATTCAATGATGAAGCTAATAGATCACCCGCAGTTACAAAGTCTGTGGTCCTGGATAATTCTCTACCACCAACGATGGTTAGTAGGTCAGCTAAGACCAAAGCAGTACCATTACCACTACCAGTCAGGGTGACAGATCCCGTTCCGTTGGCATTAATAGTAACTGTATAGTCTGTTGTTAAAGTAAGAAGTGTGCTATTCTTATAAACTACAATATCAGTATTTTGTAAGATATTGAAATTAAAAGAAAAAGGTCCAAGACCTGTATTCCCGGTATATTGTGTCCGCCTGGTGACGGGATTAATTGAAATGTCTGCCATATTGTGTCCTCAATTTCTGTTTTTTATCATATCATGGCGCTGGTTTCAACGCACTTTCTATTTCTGGTAATCGTTCTGGTGCAGTCTGTCCAGGGCGCCACCAATATTCTTGTCCATAATTTCTATAATAATTTCTTTCTATTCGTCTTAAGTTATTGCGATACTGTGGATCGTTCATTAATTGTAATTGTTCAATAAGCAATCTTTCATACGCTAATCTTGTGTACCATATACTTGATCCTGGTTGATATTTAGCAGCAAATCTTATTAATTCTTGAGTTGCATTAGTATCATCGCCACGCATAGCTTGACCTAAATTACCAATTGTTAAGTTTCTTAAATCATTAGCAAATCCAACAATAGGCCCGGCTATAGTTTCAGATAAGCCACCGCCATATCTATTTACACTTTGGAATAAAAAGTCTCCAAATATACCTAAACCGCCACCTTGTAATATTGCTGACATCCAAAATTCTGGTGATGTCATTGGTCTTGGATCTCTACCTTTAGATATTTCTTTAAGCTGTATAGCTAATGCACCTAATAACGTATTACCAATGGCAAAATTTGTTAAATATTTAGCTTTATTAATCATGCCTTGTTGGGTAATTCCACGTATAACATGGGTATTTATAATGGTAATAGAAAAGTTTTTAAACATTGCAAAACTCTCCAATAATCCACCTGCTATAGTATTTGGATCTACATTACCTGTTAATGCTAATCTTCCTCTACGACTTGATGAAGGTACTGCAAAGTTTGTTTGCTCAACAATCATTTCCATATACCTGGTAGCCAATTCTCTTGCTTGCCATTGAGGTATGCCAGTCATTGATTCAATATCTTCAGCACGCAAAAAGGTAGCACCTTCGTATTCATAAAGCTCTGCTTCTTTTATTTTGTTCCAAGATACTTCACCAATATTATATTTTTCTAAGGTATTCCTGGTTTTTACATCTAAATCATTCCAAGATTTTTTTAAGCTATCAGCCATATAACCCATAAATTCCATACCAAAAGCCCATCTTCCAGCTTGTGTCATGGGTGTTAAGCCACTGATATTTAAAACTGAATCAGCTATTCGCCTGGTTAGTTCTGGTCCTAAATTATTATTGGTATATCTAGCTGAGCCACTGGCTAATGCAGTATATGATTCTGCAATAAGACCAAGCCTTAATCCTAATTGTTGTTTTTCAGCACTTGGTAATGCTGCTAGCTGTTTTAAATAATTAGTTAAAGTCCTGGTTTGTGGCATACCTATAAACTGTTTAGCTATTCTTATTGAGTTAAGATCAGTAATAGAACTAATAGATGCGCCACCTAAAAATGATGATGTAATAATATTTTTTAAACCAGTAATGATATTAGGAAAAAATCCATCAATAGGCTTTTCTGCTCTACCACTAATGGCTAAATATAAATCTTCTATTTTTTTGCTAGCACTTTGAGCTTTATTTATAGCTTTTGCATCTTTACTTAATTGCGCTCTTTTTATTAATGATTCCTGTATAAACTTAATCGTTGACTTAGGGTTAGGTCCTAATATTTCTAATTGAGCAATATCCCTGGACATACTATTAATATGACCAATCATTGTGTCAAAAGCATTTGGATTGCCAAATTTTTCTTGGTATTCAATCCAGTTATTAGCATCTTTAAATACTAAGAATCTATGATCTACACGCCTATTTGATAGTTTCATTCCCTGGCCACTTCTGCCTGGTATGATTTTTGCGTAACCGTCAGTAGTTATGGTTTCATAAACATCTCTAAGAGCAGTCCTTAATTTAACTTGATCAAATGGTAGTTTAGTTTTTTCGTCTATCATTTTAGATACATCAAGCCTGGGCAATATAAAATCTGTCCATTCATCTAATGATGCCTTTCTGACAGATAACACATCATGGAATTGTGGTAATCCCCAATCGGTTCTTTTGGGAATGTGTCCACCTGCTGCATTAAATCTTTTTCTTAAATATTCTGATGTTTGTTTCCAGGCATCTGCTAATTCCCTGGCACTTGTACTTTTTGTGCTACCAGGCTCAAATACCTCTCTAATCATTTCTTTTAATTGAGCTTTGTTTCTTTGAACACTTAAAGCATTACGTCTAAAGGTATATAAAATATTAGACATTTTAGTAGTCGCAGCTCTATTTATAGCCTGTGTCCGGGATTCTAAATTTGCATATTTAGCAAAATCATCACGATCTAATAAAGCCAATGCAGCTTTTTCATAATTCACTTGACCTCTTAGATCTCTATAACTTTCTAAGTTAGCAGTAATCTTTGTCCAATTTTGTATTTGTAATAATTTTTGTCTTTTCTTTTCGGCTGACATAAATTCCAAAGTATCAAAAGTGTCTTTTGCTGCTTTAGCAGATGCCGCAGCATCATTCATATTATTTTTATATTCGCCTTCTAATTCATCAAAAAGATCCCTGGCTTCATTAGCCTGATCTCTTGTGATGGTTCCTTCATTTTCAGCATTGATAATACAATCTTTAAAACTCATTCAACACATCCTCTTAATCTATCTAACATAGCTTGATCTTGTTCGATCTCATTGCGAATATCACGTACACTTTGCGACTGCACAACAGTTGCGCCTGTTTCTGGATCAATAATTTCCTCAATGGGAATTTCTAATGTTTCATCTAAATCTGGAATAGATAATAGATCGTTTTCTAATTGATCTCCTTGTTCTACAAATCCTTTACCGCCTACTTCTTCAAAGGCATCTACTTGGCTTTCTGCGACATCCTCAAACGTGTCCCCTTTCTGCGCAACATTGATAGGCTGTCCAACATCGCCAGATGTAACCCTGTCGATATCGCCTGATTCAATTGATCGTCTGACAGCATCGAGGAATCCCTCAGTAGATTGTCTATAGCTTCCGGTATCTCTCGCTGTTCTTGCTGCGGCTGTGAGCGCATCCGAGAGCGGACCCGCTTTGTTCGCAAGGGCTTGGATGATTGCGATTGCTTTTTCGTCATTTTCTGCTCTCCTAATGTTTTCATTACGTGCTAATACGTTACCTGCATCTTCCATTTTACTTGCATTTTTAACTAAAGTATTGAAAGCTGCTTTGTCTCGTCTTAATGCTTTTATAGTGTTATCTAATATCTTTGCTCTTTCGATGAAGTAACTTTCTACAAACAGTTCTTCACCGAATAAAGATTCTTGTGTTATTTTTTCTCCACCTGTTTCTCTAATTTGTCTAACAATAGATTCAGCCTGGAACGCATTAGATGGATCTGTCTTATTTAATATTTGTATTGCATTTAATTGTAGTCCTGGATCTTCTATTAATTTACCTACAATAGAACCGTATTTAGGATTAAGTACACCATTGACAATAGAACTAAAGGCTTCATCTGATAATAAAACCAATCCTTGTGCTTGTTGAACTAATGCAGATGATGGTGGTAATTCACCAATTTGTGTTGGATCCATTCTTAATATTTTTGCTGCATCAATGGCTGTTCCTGTTCCCTCAGAAATATTTTTTACAGCAGCAATAACTCTAGCCATTTCTGGTGTAATGCCATCTTTTTCACGTAAGATAAATCCATACAATGCAATATCTTGTGTAGGATCTTGAGCAGATAATCTTTTAGCCAGGCCTAATCTTTGATGTCCATCTGCTATAAATTGTCTGCCATCTGCATACTCAAAAACGGTAACAGTGCCTGATTTAATAGGATCCCATTTAGTGATTCCTTGCAATCTTTTGCTAACGCCAAACTCATCACCGCCTGCTTTAAACTGAAATGTCTCTGCATCTACTTGTATATTAGCTGGATCTAATCTTGTTAATAAAGGATCGGCATTATCCATTTCAAATAGATTCCTGGATCCTGTATTGCTTTCAGATATATCTGGCATCCTGGGCGCTTCTGCTTGTGATAAGGCCCTGGTTGCTTCGTTTAATCTTGATTGTGATTCAGTAAAGTCTGCATCATTAGTATTTCTTAAAGCATTGGCTTCATCTTCTAAAATATCAATAGTTGTTTCTAACGTATTGGTATTTCTATTTCTTTGAATTAAGCCTGTGTTTCTTAATGCTTCAATTCCTCTTTGTGTTTGCTGTTTGGTTAAATTATAAGTTGCATTTAATCCTCTAAATGCTGCTGGTAGTGCAGCACCTACTGTTCCTGCGGCTGCAACATTTGTCCAGAATTGTTCCGCAGTATATTCTAATCCTAGTTCGTTATACCATTGTGCAACCTCTGGTTGAATCATGGCTTCTACACCAGCATTAACCATAAACTCTCTAAATAATAATGTACTTAATTTAGTTCCCTGCCCAAATGGTATAATCATTGAAGCAATATTTATTGGATCTGTAGCTGCACCAGCCATACCTCCTGCAAATCTTGCTAACCCTCCCTGGAATCCAGGAGTCCTTCTGGATATCTGATTTAATTGTTGGTTATATTCTAAAGCCTGGTTTCTTGCCCTGCTTTCTATTTCTTCTTGTGTAACCCATTGCAAATCATTTAATGTGTCTGGATTTTGTTGAATAATGTTTACAATACTATTTATATAAGATGAATAAGGATTAACTGAACCATTGGTTAAATCATATACAAAAGAGTCAACTTCTCTAACGGAAATTGGATTAATTAAATTCATTTCCATTCTTTCATTAATGGTATCAATCACTGGCCCCCACTGATCTCCAATCATATTTTCCATGCTAAAAGTATTTTCCATCGCTCTAACTTGATGGAACGCAGCATTAAAATTTTCTATTAACCCACCTCTTCTTTGGGTTATAACGCTTTGTGGATCAGTAAGTGTAGGATCTTTTGCCCCGGTATATAAGGTCATTGTAATAACCAGCTATTCTCTAAGAGATTAAGATATAAAGGATTGCCATCTCTATCACCTATCTTTTCAAAAGTAGGTATTCCACCACTAAAAAAATTCATATTTTTACGAACCAGATAATAGTTACCCATACCTGCTTCACTTTGTTGTAATACATAATCACCATTATTAATATCCTCAATCATTCCTGGATCAATATTAGTAGATTCTGTTATTTGCTGTAATTGTTCAAATGTTAAATTGTCTAACATGGTTTCATATTGGTCAGCATTGTAACCAGGCATTAATAGTGTAGGTTGATCATTTACATCTTGGATGCCGCCTGTGCCAGATTGATTGTCATATCCTAATAATTCATTGATTGAATCAATATATAAACTATCATCAAACATATTTAATTTACGAGCATCTTGTGCTTTCTTTGTATATAAAGCTTCTGCCAATGTCATTGTTGATCCATATAATTCTGGCGTATATGACAAAGCATTCTGTAATTGTCTATCTTGTATCATACGTACATCAACAGTGTTTATTGTTGCCTGTATACCACTTGCTATTAATTCTTGTCCTGCTAATACATTTCTAGCTGTTTTTGCCTGGCCTATATTTAATAATCCACCTACTAAAGCCATATTAGAATCAATACCATTTATTTGGGCAAATACTTCAGGTGCATAATTACCAAAGTTTTGTGTAACAGTTTGTAATAAAGTTAATTTGGTCATTGCATCACCAGACGCATAAGTTTCTGCCAATGTATTTGCTTCTAAACTTGTTAAGAATTTTAATGGACCACCATACAAAGACCTTACTGCCAGCCCATCTTCGATTCTTTTTGGTATAGACGCAGCTAATGCTTCTGGTGTAGAAAAATCTAATGGACTGGATGTAATTTGTCCCATTGTTTGTCCCAAAGAAATAGGATCACTCTCTCTCTTGCTTTTCATGGTAGTTAGAAGGCTCTGTCCTAACTCAAATATCTTTGTTTCCATAAGATCATCCATGCCTTCCATACCTATTCCCTCTAATCCTTGATCTCGCATTACGCTTAATAATTCTTCTAATCTGATAGGTCTCATAGATTTAAAAGTGGAAACTGTATTATTAATAAATTGGAATGTATTTAATTGATCGTATAGCTCTCCCTGGAATGGAGTAGGCAAAGCTGCAATTCTATCTTCCATAGCAATAATCCTATCTGGTTGGACTATGCCTTCATTGGTAATAATTGTTTCAAAGTCTCTAATGTTAGATGATATTTCTCTGGATTGACCTTCTGCAATAGATACTTTAGCGTTTACCATACCGCTTAATGCGGTTAATAAACTTCGATTATCATTAATTGATAATTCTGGTAATGGGTTTGCCTGGATTTCATTAATATAATCTAACTGGTTTTCAAAGTTTAAAGTTTGAAAGTTATAAATAGCATTTTCTTTTGCGGCAATTGAAGCTGCATTATTTTTATTTTGTAGATTATTTTTATAGGCGTCTAATTGTTCACTGGTTAATGAACCTAAAGCGTCAATACTTGCTATTGCTTCTGATCTCTCTCTATAGCTTGGTAATGCAGATATTTGTGATTCAATATAATATCCTGTTACTTGATTTTCTAAAGAAATTAATTGTTGTTGTTTTATTTCATCAAATATATTTTGATCTAAAATACTTTGCCTGGCGCTTTCTAATACATTAGCTGTATCTTGATCCATGATACCGCCTGTAGCAATAAGGCTATTTCTTATCTGATCAAGCCTTTGCGTTTGTAGCGCTTCAAATTCAACAGTTTCCGCTTGTTGTTGTAAAACATTGTATCTATTTAAATATTGTGAATCAGCATTAGCTGCTACTGTTTCTAATCTGTTTCTTAATGATGCGGCAACCCCGGCATCAAATTTACTTAGTGATGCAGAAAATCCATCAACAACATCTAATAATTGAGAATTAACATTTTCATAAGGTGTTGTATTAAGTTGAGCATCTGCCAAGATTCTATCAATTTCAAATCTTGCTTGACTCTCAATTCTGTCTGCACCTACTCTGTTTGCTAATGCGTAAGCAGCTCTCTCTGCTTCAGTTCTTGGTCCACCTCTTTGTGATATTTGTTCTAATATAGAAGCATCGCCAAATTCATATACTGCCTGCTCTCCTTCTCTCCGTCTTTTTTCTTTAACTTTAGTAGATACAAATTCTTGCATACGTGCTAAATCACCACGTATCATTTCTGTTCTAGCAGTTGTACTAGGTCGTTGTAATCTGGGAGGGGCTACTGCTTGTATGCCTGTTTTTGTATATCTAGGTAACTGTGCCATTATGTTGTACTCCTAGTACCAATAATTTGACCTGATGGTGTCATTCTTTGTGCACTAACATTTAATGCAGATAGCTGTGCTGGTTTAGTAAATTTAAAAGGATTATTTTGTGCAATATCTAATAAGTTAAAGCCAGCATTAATTAATGCACTATCTCTATAACCCTTGCGTGCATCTACGCCAGCTTCCGCAAACAGTCTTGCTTGTGCGCCTGCACCTGCATATTCTAAAGTTGCATTATCCCTGGCAATGTAATATTCCATGACTGCATCCCTAGTGCTTTGTTCTGCTACAGCAAATGGATTGCCTGTAGTAGCTTCAATACCACTGGCTGCTGCCCTTGCTGCTGTTGTTGCTAATACTTTGTTAAGATTATTTAAAATATCAGCACCTTGCTGTCTATAGGATATAGCAGCACTTCTGCCTTGTAATAAAGCATCGGCTGCTGCCTGATCATATTGTTCTTGTGTTTGCTTACCTTGTTCTTTGGTAAGATCATATTGTTTCTTACCTAAGAATAATTGAACGCCTGTTGTAATTGCAGGCAATAACCAAGTTGGCATTTATCTGTCTCCTATAATCATATTAATTACCGATACTCATTCGATATTCTAATCCTAATAATGTCATCTTTAATGGTACGGTCTGAGTTATCGTTATCTGGCCTGTATCACTAAAGCCTAAAATTCCATGTACAGTTTTTACGCCTGTATATTCTTGGATGGGTGTATCTAATACAGCTTCACCAAAGTTTCTAAATGATATTTCTGTACCATTTATATTAATGCTTTGTGTTTCATAAACTAAAGCATCTATTTGTATTATACGCTTTTTAACACCCTGGACACTGCCTGTTGATAATCTTGGTTCAGTTGGCATCGTAACAATAGATACAGTAAAGTCTAATCCAACTTCATAGCTAGATGTTGCTGCAGTATCAAAGGTAACAGTATAAGGTGACGCTGGTACAGTCTGACTGTTCTCAATTGCACCATCTCTAATGATGGCTATTTCTTTAGCTTCTAAATGCGTAACATTAACACTAGCTGCTGCACCCCCGGTTAATGCACTATCTAATGTTAGAGTATTATCAAACTTCTCTAAATAATATTTATCAACACTATTAATGGTTCTTTTAACAATAACGTAGACATCATCTATTTCTACTGCAACAGCTTTAAATAAACCATCGGTAGTAAAATTACTAGGGGCAATAACATTCTGTACTGCCAATATAGAATAGACTGTCATAGATCCATCATCGGCATTAACAATAAATAATCTATCGGTTTCGTCTGTGCTAGTAGCTCGTCTAATAGCCAGATCAGTTGGTGTCTTAATAAGATGTGAACTTAATACAGATAATGTTGTTGACTGATAACTGTTAGTTGAATCTGTATATTGGAAACTGATTAATGATTTACCTTGTCTTTGTACAAATACCGTAGCACCGTTTAGATCTTCAATCGGTACACCAGGCTTACTGCCATATCTTGATTGTGCTTTAACCTGGAAGTTAGATGGAGTAATAGGTTCTCCAAACGATTGAGCCACTACAAACTCAGATGCAGTAGTAAAGATTCTTAAATCACCTGATGAGGTAATATTAGTAATAACGTTTAGCTGATTGGTGTTAATCGTAGCTTCTACACCTTCATCATCTAATGCAGTGCCAGGATCGAAGTTAAAGTAATCAGCAATCCTAGAACCCCATATTGTGTTAGGTCTTGCATCTGTACCACCAAAATATAATCGTTGTTGATGGAAGGTTACAGCTTTAGGCCATCCTCTTGTATCTGACCAGGTATTCTCGTAACCATGCTCTGATTCCCAGTTGCCTGATGTAATGGCTGATGTATCAAAGAAAGGAATAGTAACGTATGCTTTGACTGATGTGGCAGAAACATATTGTACAATTCTAGCCCTACCAAATCCGTTTTTAACATTAACGTATTCACCTACTGCTGCTGGTTTATATGCCTTTATATCATAGCTAGATGTTGCATCTGGTGCAGTATCCCATGCTGGAAAGACTGATAATAATTTAGTTGCAGCTACATAATCTTCTACGTGCCTGGTTTGTCCTGCGCCTGTACCAGATGTAATTTCTATAAACATACCGTTAGGTTGGTCATCAGTAGTAAAACTTGATGCTGCTTTTAATGTAATAGTATCTGCGCCACCACCTTGGGCTGTACCTGTATCAGTAGTAACTGAAGATGCGTTTAAAGTAATATTGCCTGTGGTAGCACTAGGAGTAACAGTAAAGGTAGGTTCATGGTAATCCTGGGTAAATGGATATTGAGGAATAAAAGATAAATCTAATTGCTCAAATGTCCATTCAGTATCAGCATCACGTACTAGTCTGTATGGATGTAAATCACCATGGGCCAGGATAATAGTATCAATCGCTTGTGTATAATTGAGTTCATCAATCATATCTGCGGTTATTGCGGTAGCTGTTATATAATCATTGCCTGATGAATTAATGTTGGTTTGTAATACGCCAGCTTTAAATACATAAATACGACCAGCTACAACGACTAAGGTATAACTATCATTAACACTAAACTCAAAAGGTATGAGCTTGAACTTGGTAAAAGAACTACCGAAGTCATGTATAAACTTAAGACCGTCTCTACGCTTTACACCGCCTTGTGGTTGTACATATACGTTAGTTGCTGTCTCTAAAGCGTTTTGATATTGGTCAAGATCAGTTCTTGCTTTTAGTAATGGATCAAGTTCGCCAACACTAAAGTTCGTCTGAAACTGAACGATCTTAGCCATCTTAACCTCTTACATCTATAAGCGAATAATCCTCAATAACTTCTGGTGGTTTGCCACGACTATCCGTATTCATTGCTTGTCTAAATAATCCACCTCTAAGATTTTCTCCGGGTGTACCAAAAGCTACATTGTTATAGTAATCTGCTTTAGATATTTGATCGGTAATTACTACTGATAATTCAGCAGCTAAAGCGTGTTTAAGTAAATGCACAAAGTAGGGTGGCATCTTACTTTCTGAAACTGTGTATTGATAATCTATATAGACTGTGGGTAAGTTTGTGAATAACTTATCTTCGTATATTTCCCATCCATGGTGCATTGGTCTTTCTGTATTACCGTTGCTTGCAAAGACTGCAATAACACCAGATAACATATCACCTGGTAATTGATAGGAATAAGTCCATTCATTGATAGGAGCAGTAACTAACTGTCCTAGTTCTACTTTTTTCATACTCCATGACCAAGGATATCGGCCAATCAAAGTATCTCTGACATCATAATATAAGCGACTACAAGCCTGTGCTGCATCTGTTCCTTCAGTAAACGAGGAAAGGGGCGATGCCCCCATGAGTATTAATGCGTCTGAACAAATGCTTAAGTCTGTATCGCCTGCTGCCATAAATAAATCCTAAGTAGGTAGGGGGCGGTTAAGCCCCCATACCCGGTTGGTTTAGTCAGAATCTGTAGAGGTAACTGTCAAACCATCAGTAACGTCAACAACGCCACCTGAGTTTGAAGCTACATAACAAATGCTAACTGCTTGAGTTCCACCAGTGGAAGATCTTACGAAGATAATATCTCCAACGTTAAGAACGTCAGATAGGGTATTGAAATACCCAGAAGTATTTATATCTCCGATTGCATCTGCTGATGAATATGCGTATAAAGCCACGCTGTTACCTGCTTTAGAAGCAGAAACAGTTGACCATCCAGTTGATGAATATGCCATGATCTACCTCCTTATTCAGTACAGCTAATTTGTACAATGCCTTCATCGTCAATAGCGATTGCGCCAGCAGAGAACATTGAGCTTACTAAGAAAGATGTTTTCTCAGGAACATAGTTCACCTCGGTTTTTTGCGCCATTGATTCTGCATAACCTAAAGAATCTTTATGCCATGCGTAGCAAGTACGAGTTGATGGTTTTGGAAGTCCACCTTCATCACGATCACCCATGGTTAGGATGTTGAAGCCCATGAACGTATTGATTTCGCCACGAACAAGAGCTTTCACAGCAGCATAGTCTGCGCTGGTGATTTCGGTTTCGCCTAATAGAGCATCTAGTTGGCTAGCGTGCATGAGAAGGTATCTGTCCTCAGAAGGAACATTGTTCTCATTAAGTGCTTTAGCAGCAGCACGTAGTTTTTCGATGTTCATGTTTGTGCCTGCGCCACCTACAGAAGTAGCAACAGTTGAAGGGCTAGCAGCAGCATCAAGTGCATCTATGCAGATTTGATCCATTCTTCTAGCGATTGATTTTGATACTACCTCAACGAGTTCTCTCCTCTCATCAAAGTTGATGTGAGACTGATGGAAAATATCGCTGTATTCTGCAGCAATATAATCTGTCAATGAAAGAGTGACTTGTGAGTAAGTAACGTTTAGAGGTGTTACATCAGTTTGTGGAACACGAACGCTAGCAACACCTTTGCCAATTTTAGGGAATTTGACGGTGTTACCTTGTACATTTGAGCGAGCGCGCATTGTGCCACGTAATAATGCTTCACCTTGATACGCTTGTTTAACTTCTGATTCAAACAGAGTTACAAACGCTGTGCTTACATTTTGAGCCATTGGTACTCTCCAATAAAATTAAAAATAAAAATTAACTTATCGCACACCGTTAGCCATAGAGGGCGGTTACTTGTAGGTTATAGACCTACCGACTAATGGGTTCACCACGTAGTTGGGCCGAATGGTTATCCAACACTCTATTTGTAAACTAAAACAATAATTTATGCAAGCTTTTTAACTATTTGCTTCCATCCATTGTTTCTCAATACTCTGTCTCCAGGCTGCATCTGTTTTCCATCTAGGATCTGCAATGGCTTGTTCTAAGTCTAATTTAGATATTTGTGGAGTATTTACTACAGCATTAACAGGTATAGATTCATTGGTAATAGATTGATGGTATTTTAAGAAAGCATTGATAGCAGGTGCGCTATTTAGAGTATTAGCTAGTGTATCTCTTTCATTGGGTGTAAGAGGTGCTTTAGTTAATAATCTTTCAGCCATAGCTATTTTTTCTTTAGCATTTGGTCCAAGCTTTTGCATTTCAGATTGCAAATCACGCTCTTGTTGTTCTGCAATATCTTTGGTTTGCGCAAAAATCTGTTGTGTTAATTCATCAAAGGCTTTTTGACTAACACCGTTTTCTTTTGCCCACTCAGTGATAATAGCAAGTCCAGGATCTTCTGGATCTAAGCCATCCTCAACCAACGCTTCAATGTTGTAATCACCATCTGGAGCCTTGTGCTTTCCTGAGCGGAATTGCTTTTCGAGTTCGTTGTAGCTTTTGGCGAGCTTTTCGATGTCTGGACCTTCTTCACCCCAGAACTTTTCTGGGTAGTAGTCAGGTCTTTCGATTTTTTCATTTTCTTCTTGGTTGTTTTCTTGATTGCTGTCATCAGCTTTTACCTCCTCATATACAGGAATAGGTGCTTCTTCTTGAGAATCGTTATCTACTTCCTGTGGGTTTACTAATCTTTCTTCTTGTTCTTGTACTTGTTCTTCAGACATTGCTACTCCTTTCTAATCTTTTTTCAATCATTCTTACAATTTCCATTGCACCTGAACGTGCATATCCCAAACTGGGATCTTCGCCAGGCGACCAACTAGGTCTATCAATGGTAATACTTCTAAGGTGATTTAGGACTTTTTGTCCTTCGGGTGATTTAAAAACTTTACCGTATAGGATATCTATATCGTCTGCTTTAGGTTTATCAACTAAACCGGGAACCAGACTTTCCCATCCTTCCCATCCTTCCTCTGCCATAGTTTTTTAGCTTATGCCCCTCCTTGTGTTGGTGCTACTTGTTGTTGCTGTTGCATCATTTCTTGCAACTGCGCCATTGCTTGTTGTTGTTCTTCTTGTGTTGCTAACAATCCTTGGTCAATACCTAATTGTGCAGCAACAAACTGTAAGATCCTTGGAACGCTTAATGTTAATTGTCCTTGTGTACCCATGCTGTTTGCTATTTGCATATATTGTATAACGTCATTAACTTCTTGTAATTTCTGGGCCTGGGCTAATGGTGATACAGGTGTAACTTTAACTTCAACACCATCTACTTTTAACGGTAGATCTATAACACCTTGTTGATCCATAACAAATAAAGTTCTTGAAACAATAGGAATCATGGTTTCAGTAATCAATCGACCAAAGGCAGAACCTAGATTGGTTGCTAATTCTCTGGTTCTTTCTGCAATTTCAGTAGCAGATCTAGCACTCATGTTGTCTGGTGGCAAGGTATCATCCATAAGAATCTTTTTAATATTCATACGTAGATCATTAATAACAATCTGACTAATATTAAAATCACCTGCTCTTGGTAAGGGTGCTAATGATGGACCTTGAGGACCACCGTTTCTAGCAACACTGATAATTGCACCTGGTTGAATCTTAACATTCTGTGGATTAAGTACGCCATCGTCTGATGCAAGATAAACACCAGCAATAGATAGGCTTGCATTTTTAAGAACAAGCTCTACGGTTTTGTTTAGTGTTTTAATATCTGGTATTGCAGTAACCAAAGGACCACGACCATAGACTTCACCTGCTACTTTCATGTACCTGGCTACAACAAAAGGACTGGACTTCATGTATTTAAAATACAGTTCTTGTGATTTAGCTGGCCATATAACGTGATAACAATATTGTCCTGATTCATTATCGTAAATGACACAATCAATCAGATCTACATCTTGCTCTGGTCTGTTATTAATAACCTCTTGCAGTTGTGGGCTGATGGTTGCATCAGGAAACTCAACAGGAATACTCTCTGCTTTTAATCTTAGTTTACGATAAACATTATCAACCGTACCGTTAGCACCTTCTTCAATAGCAATAAGGTATTGAGGTATGGCAGTAAATCTAACGGGTGTTGTTTCATCTCCAGGAGTAATCATCATTACGCCTGTACCTACAGCTAAGTCTAATAAAAACTCACCCATAGCTAAATCAAAGCTGGTCTGACGTAGTGTGTCAAATAATAGATCCGTATAGTTATCTAAGATGGTTTGTGCTTG